AAAGCAGGAAAACTTGGTGCTAAAATTAGGTGGAGTAAATAATGGAGATAATTATAGTGTACATGATTATAGGAATATCTTGGTATTATTGGGATAATTTAAAATGATGTATAGAGATTTTTTGACTGCATTTGGAGATCAACATAGTTTCCAAACTTTTGACGATAAAGGTAAGAATAAAACACTTATAAAACAATTACATGGTCATATAGACGAGCATATTGATCAATTAGCTATGTTAAACCAAAAAGGTGCAGGAGTATATTTTACTGTAAACAAAACAGATTTGCAGGGTAGAACAACAAAAAACATAGAGCAGGTAAGAGCGGTATTTTGTGATTTTGACGGAACACCACTTCCAGAAAATTTTGATGTATTACCGCATTTAATTATTAACACTTCTCCAGATAAATACCATGTGTATTGGTTGGTTAAAGATTTACCTTTAGAAAGTTTTACTTTATATCAACAAGCATTAGCTAGTAAGTTTGGAAGTGATCCTGCGGTAAAAGATTTACCTAGAATTATGAGAGTTGCAGGATTTTATCATAATAAGAAGAGTGCATATCCTGTAAAAATAGTAGAAGAACGCATTATGGGTGCATACACAAAAGAGGAAATAAGAGATGGTTTAAATTTAGTTAGACCAAAAAAAAGAGTGTTTAAATTTGATCCAAATTATAAGCATACATATAATGGCGGAGTTACAGGAGCAACGGAAGGCGATAGACACGCACGTTTAGTCAGAATGGTAATATCAATTATTAAACGTGGTGAAGATTATCAATATGCAAGAGGAGAAGTTTTAAAATTTAACAGTATGTGTAATCCGCCAAATTCTCAACAAGAGGTTTTATGGCATTTAGACGATATGTGGAGTAGATATGCAACTGCGTGAGTATCAAGATTTTGCAATAGAACAGATAAAACAAAAATTTCAACAAGGAAATAAAAAAGTTTTATTAGTTGCCCCAACAGGTAGTGGCAAAACTGTTATTGCAAGTCGTATGATAGAAAAAGCAACGCAAAAAAATAAAAGATGCCTGTTTGTTGCGCATAGAAGAGAATTAGTTACACAATGTTCGAACAAATTACATGAGTTTGGAATAGATGCAGGAGTAATAATGGCAGGCATTACAGGTAGTTGGGTTCATGACACGCAGGTTGCAAGCATACAAACTTACAATGCTAGAAAAGATCGAGATGATTTTCACAAACCAGATGCGGATCTAATTATTTTAGATGAAGCACATAGATCAACAAGTGATACATTTAAAAAGTTACTAGAAGAATATCCAGATGCTTATGTCGTGGGATTAACTGCAACACCAATTAGAAATGACGGAAAAGCGTTAGGCAATATTTATGATGAATTAGTAGAAAGTAGTAATATAAGAGATTTAACTGCGCAAGGTTATCTTGTTAAAAATAGGGTTTTTGCTCCTAGTATTCCAGATTTGCAAGGATTAAAAATTTCTATGGGCGATTATGATAAAAGACAATTAGATAAAAGAATGAACAAAACAAAATTAGTTGGCGATACTGTAAGTCATTGGATCAAGTTTGCAGAGAATAGACCTACAGTTGTTTTTGCTAGTAGTATTGCTCATAGTAAATACATAGCTAATATATTCAATCAAAACGGAGTGCCTGCAGGACATATTGATAGTGAGATGAATGATGAAGATAGAGAGCAAGTGTTAAAAGATCTTCAAGAAAATAGAATAAAAGTATTATCAAATTGTATGATACTAACAGAGGGTTGGGATTGTCCAAAAGTTTCCTGCGTTGTAATTTGCCGTCCTACTAAATCTTATGGTATGTATTTGCAAATGGTTGGCAGATCGTTAAGACCGCACCCAGATAAGAATGATACTTTGATAATAGATCATAGCGGTTGTATATACGAACATGGATTCCCAGAAGATGTGCCAAAATGGGAATTAAAAACAAATAAGGAAAAAGAAAAGAAAAAAAGAGATCCTAAACCCATAGACAAACAACCTTATACTTGCGTTAAATGTGATTTTGTTTATAAGATGACTAAGGAGAATCCAGAATGCCCTAATTGTTCTCATGTTCCTACAAAAAAAGAAGAGATTATGTTGATTAAACAAGGAAGATTGATTGAGTTACCAAAAATGAAAGAAACAAAAGCAGAAGATAAGAAAAGGTTTTATGCCCAACTATTGTTTATTGCAAAACAAAAAGGGTATAAAGAGGGTTGGGCAAGTCATACTTTTAGAGAAAAATTTCATCACTTCCCTCATTCTAAAATGGTCTTGCCCATACCACCTACTAACGAAGTGCATAATTTTATTAAGCATTTACAAATTAAAAAAGCTAAATCAAAAGGAGTAAGATTATGAGTGAACAGGAATTAGAAAAACGTATGCATGAAATTAGAAAAATTGGTGAGTCGTATGCAGAAGCTAAAGCTAACCTAAATTATCTTGAACATTATCGTAAAATAAAATTGGCGCAAATGATGAAACAAAAAATGTCAGAAGCTAATAATATGTCAGTTGCAAAAGCTGATTTAGAGTCAAGGGCGGAAGAAGAATATGTTAAATTATGTCAAAATTTAAAAGATGCGGTACAACAAGAATCCAAACTTGCGTGGGAAAAAAAAATGGTAGAACTTAAATTTGAGTTTTGGAAAACAAATCAAATCTCCGCTATGAGTGAACGTAAAAAATATGGGTAAAAAGAAACCAACACTTAAAGAACAAAAACATATGGAGAAAGTTGCAAGCATTGGTTGTATAGCTTGTCGCAAATTAGGAATTTATGATTCACCTGCAGAGATTCACCATATAAAAAATTTTACAGGAGCAGGAAAACGATCAAGTCATATGTTAGTTTTACCTTTATGTCCCAATCATCATAGAAATTCTAACGAAAGTTATCATTATTCTCCTAAAAAATTTGAAAATCGCTTTGGAAGCCAAATAAAGCTACTAGAAGAAGTTTTAGATCTTTTGGGCAGTATCAATCCTTAAACCACTTCAACCACTCTCCTGCGGTCTTATCTTTGTGCCATTTTCTCCAATGTGGTTCAGTTATACATACATACCATTCAAATTCATATTTTTGTTTTAATTGGTGTATTGCTATTTTACAATCATCATATAAATTGTGAAAAACTACCGCTTGTTCTTTTGGAAAAGTAAGTAAAGCAACAACAACAAATAAAGTTTTCATTTTAAAAAATTAAATCTGGTCTAATATACTCTAATTTGTAATCACCAAAACTTGCAATTTGATATGCTCTTAATTGTGGTATAACTTCCCACTTAGAAACTGCAGGGTGAGATATATTTAATTTTTCAGATAAATTTTTACCACCATACTTAGCTACAATTTCTTTTTTTCTTTGTATTGCTAAATCGTATTTATTACTCATAATGTAAATCTATAAAAAAAATTAACATATGTCAATATTTAGTTGACTATATAATTAATAAATATATACTTAACCTAAGTAAAAAATATATAAGGAGTTATAATGAGTTTAGTAATATCAGAAGAACAAAGTGAATCTAAGTACCCAACAATACCTTTAGGAGTTAGTAAAGCTAGATGCGTGAGTGTGATAGATTTAGGTACACAGGAAAATAATTGGCAAGGAGAAATATCTTGGAAAAGGCAAGTGTTGTTTGAATGGGAAGTTCCAGAGCATACTAATAATAATGGCGAGCCATTAACTATAAGTAAATTTTACAACGTATCTTTTTTTGAGAAATCAAATTTATCAAAAGATTTAACCTCATGGAAGGGTAAGCCATTTAGTCCGCAGGAAAAGAAACAATTTAATATGGGCGATATGTTAGGTCAAACTTGTCAAATACAAATAATGGAAAAAGATAATGGTAAACAACAGATTGTAAGCATTATGCCATTAAAAGAACCAATGACGGAACAATATCATAAGTCTAAATTATTTAGTATAGAAGATTACCAAAACGATAGAAAAGAAGTATTTAATCAGATTAGAGAGGGTATTAGAAATATTATATTAAGATCTAAAGAATTAACTACTGAAGATGCAGATACTAGTGGCAACGTACCATTTTAAGGACGGCATGATTGAGTACATAAATAAAAACGGATATATCGTGGATCATTTTGGCACAATAGTAAAAGACCATAAAGGTAGAGATATTTTTGTGCCAGAGGATTATAGAAAATATTATAAAATATGGGGTAGATAATGGTTGAATACATAATACTTACAATATGGATTGAATATAATAATAAGATACATGAACGCTATAAACTAGCACCTGCACCATGTGAAACTGCGGTTAATAAAGTTTATAAGGATTATAAAAACAAACAAGCAAGAGTTGTTGCGGTAAAATGTGATGGATATAAAACTTTTGAAATAAACAAACCACTTATGGAGTATTATCGTGAAAATAACTAATCATTCAAACTTACCTGCTTGTTTAGTAAGAGCAGTAGAAAACGATCCTTATGATGCGTCAAAGTCAGATATATCTACAACACGCATAATTGCACCACCACGAATAAGGATCTTGGAAAAACGTAATTGGGATTTATTAGAAGAAGATGTATCAGATAGAATATGGTCATTACTTGGTCAATCTGTACACCATATAATAGAAAGATCCGCAAGGAAAACAGATATAGCAGAAAAGACTTTGTTTTATCAAGATAATGATATAACTAATGGTTGGAAAATTTCTGGTACATTTGATTTATTAACAGGCGAGGGCAATCTTATAGATTTTAAAACCACCTCCGCTTATTCCGCTATTAGTTCTTCAGAAAGTGGCAAACCAGAATGGGAGCAACAATTAAATATATTAGATTTTCTATGTAGAAAAAACCAAAATGAATTAACTGTTGGTAGTAAAAACATACAAGTAAAAGATTTATCTATTGTTGCAGTTTTAAGGGATTGGTCTATTAACAGAGTAGAAAAAGATGATAGATACCCAAAAAAACAAGCTATGACTATTCCCATTAGAAAATGGACAAATCAAGAACAAGAAGATTTTATTAGAGAACGTATTAAATTACATCAAGATTCTGAAACTGCAAAAAAACTTCCGTTATGCACCGCAGAGGAGCGTTGGAGAAAAGAGGATCAATATGCAGTTATTAAAGATGGTAGAAAAACCGCATTAAGATTATTGCCTACTAAAAAAGATGCGCAACAATATTTAAAAGATAAAAATATGATAGAAAATAAAGGTTGTGCTATTGTTTATAGAGCAGGAGAAGATGTTAGATGTAAGAATTACTGCAAAGTTAATCACTTTTGTAGTCATTATATGGGTGTAGATACTTAACTAAAATACACTTGATTAACCCACGATCTAGTCTAACATATGAATTATGTGGGATAACATTAAAGATAAAATCCAAGAAGTTGTAAGTAATTGGTCTATTTATAATTGGGTAGAAATTACTTTATTGCTTCTTATATTATGGAACGTTTGGTAAGTAACCCAAGAAACGAAGGTTTTTTATGTTTCAAGCACTTCTAGGACCTGTTGCAGATTTAGCATCTACTTGGATAAAAGGAAAACAAGAAAAAGCTAAACTTAAAACACAAGTAGAACTTACTAAATTACAAGCAACTAAAAAACAAATAGAAACCGACGGATCTTGGGAAGATAAAGCTATGTCAGCCGCAGACAATTCATGGAAAGACGAAGCATGGACACTAACTTTTATTTTTATAATATTTGCTAGCTTTGTACCTGCACTCCAACCTTATATGCAACAAGGATTTTTGTTTCTTAAAAACGATTGTCCAGATTGGATATCATACGGAATTTTAGCGAGTATTGCAGGGTCGTTTGGACTTAAAAGCATAGCTAAAATAAAAAAATAATGTTTCATAATTTAGAACAACTCAAAGAAAGAATTAAAATTCATGAAGGTTTTTGTGATACTGTGTATAAAGATACATTAGGTAAACGAACTATAGGATATGGACATTTATGTACAGATAATGAAGAATGGGAAGATGGCAAAGCATATACAATAGAATATCTTAATGATGTTTTTGAAGGTGATTTTAATGAAGCTGTAAGACAAACAGAGCAATTAATAGGTAACTTAGTATTACATAAAGAAGCAAATGAAATTATTATAGAAATGGTTTTTCAATTAGGTATGAGCGGTGTTAGTAAATTTAAAAAAATGTGGGCAGCATTAA